GCCAACCTTGCCGTTGCAACCTGGGGACCAAGCGTTATACCCTACACGGCTTTTTTCCTCATCGGGTTGGACCTGACGGCCCGCGACAAACTGCACGATCTGTGGCACGGCAATAAATTCATCCTGAAAATGGGCGCCCTCATTGCCACCGGGTCCATCTTGTCATGGTTCTTGAACAAGGATGCTGGCATTGTGGCGCTGGCCTCCTTCCTGGCATTCACTGCCGCAGCCGTTGCAGATACACTCATGTATCAGCTTCTGTATCGGCAAAACAAACTGCTGAAGATGAATGGGTCCAACCTTGTCAGCGCCACGGTCGATTCCGTAGTGTTCCCGACTGTGGCTTTCGGGGTGTTCCTGCCCGAAGTGATTCTCATGCAGTTGGTGGTCAAGGTTTTCGGCGGCCTGTTCTGGTCCCTGGTGTTTAACAAGCAGCACCACCTGGGATCGATTGAGCCGTTTGTTAGAGAAGGGACAGAGGAATGACAGATACCAGACGCATTCTGGAACTGTCCGACATACATTTCCCCTACCACGATCCGTATGCCGTCAATCTGGCGACACGGGTTGTGGGGATGTGGCAGCCGGATGTTGTCATCATCAACGGGGACGCCGTTGACTTCTATGCGGTTTCTGCCTATGACCGGGACCCGAACCAGCTTCGAGCGGGTGGGTTGCAGCGTGAGGTCGATTGCCTGGGTGAATTCCTGGGCGAGTTAAACAGGGTTAAGCCTGCCGCAGCCATCGTCCAGTACCTGCCCGGCAATCATGAGGATCGCCTGCGCCGCTATCTGTGGCGCCATAGCGAACTCTATGGCCTGTCCGCCCTGGAACTGCCCAACCTTCTTCAGTTGGACAAGCATGGCGTCCAATTCTTCCCCGACGAAATCGAGTTGGCGGGCGGCGAGCTTGTGGTCAAGCACGGGACATTCGTGCGCAAATGGGGTGGCCTGTCCGCCCTGGCCGAATTGGAGAACGAAAAGTATTCAGTAAGCACGATCACGGGGCACACGCATCGCATCGGCTTCACGATGATCCGCACCCGCCATCATCTTATCGGTGGGTGGGAAGGCGGCTGCCTGTGCGACCTGAAGCCTGAGTATGTCAAGCATCCGAACTGGCAGCAGGGGGTGACCCTCATCACGGAAACCACCGGCAGCAATCACTTCTCAGTTACCCAGGTTCCCTTCACAGGTGAAGGGCAACATCTCAAGGCGACTGTCGAAGGGAATACGGTGAGACTGTAATGACCAGATCATTTGGCCCTAGCCGCGTCCCGAATCTGCCGGTTGTATTGCCATCTATCCCGATGCTGCGTGCGGTTGTACGCTTTCGGGTGGAGGGGCGGCATCACTGGCCGGAAGCACCCATCGAGCGCGCCTACCTGCGCTACATGCACCGCCATATGTTCCATGTGGAGGTGACTATTACGGTCGGCCACCAGGAGCGGGAGGTCGAATATCATGACCTGCTTACCTTCTGCAAGAAAAACTTTCCCGGCGGCGACCTGGGATCACGCTCTTGCGAAACGATGGCGGTCGAGCTACTTGAGAAGATTTGTAAAGAGTATCCTGACCGCACTTACGTTGTCTCCGTTTTCGAGGATGGGGAAAACGGGGCGACCGTGAGCCTGTGATATGGGGAACATACCGTATGAGGTCATTTCGGCGCACAATGCGCAGGCGTCGAATGAAGTAGCGCGGCGGCGGGTAAGGGTCGCCCAACTCCTGTCGCGCAAGATCACGCAGGCGGAAATTGCCATGCAGTTGTCCGTCGATTCATCGACCATCTCCCAGGATGTGGCGGTGCTGATGGAGGGTTGGCGTGAAGCGGCGCAGGCGAGCCTGGCGGAGCATCTGGCGAAGGAGATAGCTGAACTTGAACAGATGGAGAGGGATTGCATCGTGCAATTCTTGGGTAACCAGAATCCGAAGTGGATTCAGCTTCGCCTGGAGATTAAGGACAAGAAGTACAAACTCTTGGGGTTGTATGCGCCGGAAAAGATAGCAAACACGAATGATACTAACGGGCCTGACAGCGGAGGGGAATCGCTCCGTAGCAGAATTGATAGCATTGCTGCCCGCCTCAGAGCGGGAAGCGACTTTACAGAGAATAGCGCCGACACCGCAGGAGAGGGAAGCATTACTGTATGACTGGCACTTTTGGGCGCGCCCGAACCAACTCCCGCCGCCTGGGAACTGGTTCGGCTGGCTGCTTTTGGCTGGCCGCGGGTTCGGGAAGTCCCGGACAGGTTCCGAATTCGTCATTGACGGGGCGAAAAATGGGCACGGCCCGATTGCCCTTATAGGTCAAACAAAGTCAGACGTGCGCGATACGATGGTCGAGCTTGGCCCAGCGTCGATTATCAAGGTGTCGCCACCCTGGTTCATGCCGATTTACGAGGTCTCTAAAAGGCGGCTTGTGTGGCCCAACGGAATCACGGCCACAATCTTTTCGGGGGATGAGCCTGACCAGTTGCGCGGTCCGCAGCACGCAACCGCCTGGGTGGATGAAGTGGCAAAGTTTCGCTTCCCTGTGGACACGATGGATAACCTGGAATTTGGGTTGCGCGTCGGCCATACGCCGCAGATGGTCATCACGACCACGCCCCGCCCCATCCCGGTCATCAAGCAGATGGTGAAGGACCCCGACTACGTAGTGACCTATGGGTCGAGCTACGAGAACATGGGCAACCTGTCGGGGCGCTTTATTGAGCGTGTACTTGGCAAGTACGAAGGGTCAAGACTGGGGCGGCAGGAGTTGCACGGCGTGATTCTGGACGATACGGAAGGCGCCCTGTGGACGCACGAACTGATTGACAAGTACAGGGTAGACGACGCACCCAGGTTCAAACGCATCATTGTCGCCGTCGATCCGAAGGTGAGTGAAAAAGCTTCCTCAGAATGCGGCATCGTTGTGGCTGGCCTGGGGTACGACGAGCACATTTATGTACTGGCAGACCTGTCGGTTAATGCGTCACACACGATCTGGTCACAGGTCATCGTGAATGCATTTCGCAAGTATGAGGCGGATATGATTTACGGTGAAGTAAATAACGGCGGCGACCTGGTAGGGGCGACCATCCGGTCAGTCGATCCGAACGTGCCATTTGAAGCGGTGCGCGCCTCCAGAGGAAAAGCAACCCGTGCTGAACCGGTCGCCAACTTGTACGATCAGGGGCGTGTCCACCATGTGGGACTGTTCCCTGAGTTAGAGGACCAGATGGCGGTTTGGGTCCCAGGGGAAGAATCACCTGACCGCATGGACGCACTCGTATGGGCCTGTTGGGGCCTCGTTATCAAGGATCAAGAGCCGGAGAAGATTGCCCGTGCAAAGTCACGGTAAGGCGGGGGTATGACAGACAATAAGGCTGAGCCAAGGCAGAAGAAGTACAGCGTCAATCAGATGCAGGAAATTTTGAGGGTGGCAAGCTCGATTGCATCGGCAAGACTTGCCATGTTCGGGCAGATGCAGGGCGATATGACCTTGTTTGGCGGCAAGCGTGACATTTACGCTGAAGCCGGATACGACAAGAAGATCAACCCGGATATGCTGCTTAACCGCTACATGCGCGGCGACATTGCCAAGCGTATCGTTGACGCCCCGGCTGATGAAGCCTGGCGTATCCCCCCTATCGTCATGGACGGTCCTGACGAGAAGGGCGGGAGTGTCGATACCCCATTTGCCCAGGGTTGGAAACAGCTTGCCATAGGCGGGCACGCAACAGACGACGGCGATACGGTCATCGGGTTGCACCACTATCTGCACCGAATCGACCAGCTTTCAGGCGTTGGCCGCTTTGGCGTCATCCTCCTTGGCCTGAAGGACGGTCAGGATAAGCTGGTAAAGCCGGTCAAGGCGGGATCGGTCAAGGGATTGGATGGGCTGATCTATTGCGCCGTGTACGGTGAACCGCACGTCGTGATCAAGACATTCAACAAGGATGTTAAAAGTCCTCGATACGGAATGCCTGAAACTTATGAGGTAACAACTTGGACGGATGCAGAAACCAGTGAGAAGGAGGTTGTTCACTGGACGCGCTGCATTCATGTTGCCGACAATCTGGCCTCAGACGACCTGTATGGCCGCCCAAGGCTGCTTGCTGTATGGAACCGCTTGATCGACCTGGAAAAGACGATGGCGGCCTCTGGAGAGGCGGCTTGGCAGCTTGTGAATCGCGGGTTGGTGTTCAGCACGCGTGACGGTTACAAGTTACCGGATGACAAAACGGATGTGGAGAACGAGATCGATGATTTTGTTCATGGGCTGAAGCGCACGCTGCAACTGGAAGGCATGGACACGACCCCGCTGGTTGGTCAGGTGGTCGATCCCCAGGGGTTGGTGAGAATCACGGTTGCCCTTATTTCGGCGGCGACCGGCATCCCGCAGCGCATTCTGCTTGGGTCCGAGCGCGGCGAACTGGCATCCTCGTTGGACGAAAAGAACTGGATGCGTGTTGTGCAGCGGCGCCAGCAATCACAGGCGGGGCCGCTGATCCTGCGCCCGCTGATCAATCGCCTGATCTGGTTGGGTGTGCTACCCCCTCCTTCGAGCGGGGAGTATTTCTTCAAATGGTCCGACCTGCTGGACACGGACCGCGTGATGAATGCAGAGGCTGGCAAGGCTGCTGCTGAAGCCCTGAACCTCGTCAGCGCCAAGGTTGACCCCGACGTATTCGCGTCGATCTACATGCCTGACCTGCCTGCTGGCAGCGTCACAAAGAGGCCGCCAACGGAAATGCCGACGACTGCCGCACCGCCCACCCCTGTTGCGCCTGCCGCGCCCAAACAGGACAAAGAAGATGCGCCTGAAAGCGAGTGACGATGAGCCGCACAGTACCGACGCAAGTTGAGCGAGCAACCTTGACCCTATCGCGCAGGTGGGTCAAATTACTGATGCGCCTGTTCGGACAGAGGGGACGCATCATCATCACGATCACGATTGATGACGACGGCCAACCATCCGACTGGACCGTGCTTTCCTTGGGGCCAATTGAAGGGGATACGCAAAAAGGGGGTTGACAACAACTCCAATCTATGTTATAGTCGGTCTATAAGAGCATATTTGCTTGCTTAATAGCAGGCGGCCCGACTACCATATCGGGTGGCGCGACGTGAAACGGTGACACACGACGCATGAACTGGTGAAGTTTTGCTGGTTCGTGCGTCGTTTTTTGTTATCTGAATCTATTCAAAAGGGGAGACGATGAATAAGTTTCTTGCCGTATTGCAGAGTCGAAAGTTTTGGTTTTCCGTGTTGGGCATCATGGGGTCGATGGGCATTGTGACCTTCTCTGATTCCCAGTCCGCCGAGTTGGTGGCGCAGATCGTGGGCGGCATCACGGCCATCCTTGTGATCTCCACCGGCCTGGAAGATGGAATGCGCGGTATGGGTTCCCAGGCGCAATTCATTCTCGACCAGTTTTTGGGCGAGGACACGGACGAGGAAGTCAAGTAGTGTACTGGCGCAATCAGGCATTCAGCACGAATAAGCTGGAACGTCGCACCCTGGATGGGCGCGAGTATGCCGTTGCGCCCGCCGTCGCCATTGTCGAGGGTGTACTCAATGGGTACTTTGTGCCAGCCGACGAGATTGCAGGCTTTGTTGAGGCGTGGAACGGGCGACCCATCCCCCTGCGCCATCCGCAGCGTAACGGTGAATATGTTTCCGCCAACTCTCCAGACATTGTAGAGGCCGAAGTCATCGGGGCGTTTTACAACGCTTATATGGACGGCACAGCCCTGAAGGGTGAGTTCTGGTTTGATGTGGCGAAAATCGAGCGCCTTGGCGGCATTGCCCTGGATACACTGAATCGCATGGAGGCAGGTGAGGTTGTCGAAGTCTCTACTGCCTACTGGTGCGAAATTGTCGTAGAGCCTGGTATCTACAATGCAACCCCGTATTTAGGGGTGCAGCGGGGAATCAGACCGGACCACATCGCTTTGTTGCCTGATGAAATCGGCGCTTGCTCCGTGTCTGCCGGCTGTGGTGTACCCAGGTTGAATGCAGCCAGCGAGCGCCTCTTGGCAATGCGGACGGCGGTTGCGCTGGCAAACAATGCAGTGAAAGGTGAGAAGATGGAAATCGAAGAAGAAGTCAATAGCACGTCTCCGGCTGAACCGCTGGAAGAAGTCACCGCCAATGGTGGCGAGGAAGTGACGGAAGCGCCGGATGCACCTGCCGAAACGTCGATCATTCTTGATGACACTCTGGCGTCCGTCGTTATCCCTGCGCCCCCAGTTGAAGTGCCCGGCGTCGTGACACAAGCGGATGTCTTGCTGGTTCTGGTCGAAATGCGTGACCAGATTTCTGAGCAGGCAGCCCGTATTGAGGCGCAGGCAGCGCAGATCGATGACTTGTTGCAGTGCAAGGCGCAGATGGCGGAGGGCCTGGAAGTAAATGCGTCCGCTGTGCGCAAATACACCGATCAGTTTGCGGTGATGGTGACGGATGTCGCATCTGGCCTACAGGCCCTGGCCGAACGCTACAACGCGTCTGACCTGGAAGTGAGCGAAGTCATGGGCGCACTCAAGGTCCTGGGTGGCGTCGAATGGCTGACGAGCGTCGGCGCAACCGTTACGGCCCTGAATGAGTTTGGTGGGGTCAGTGCAATCTCCAGTCTGCAAGAACGCTTCAACAACCTGTCCGCCGTCCTGACCAATTGGACGTATGACGATATGTACATGATGTATGAATTCATGGATTTCGTCAAGCAATCCGGCGGCGTGCAGGAAGTGGCAAATGTGCTGACCGGGGTGCAGGTGAACACCCGCCGCACCAAGGCCACGATCATTCGGTCCCTGACCGGAAACAAGGCGTGCGCGTTTGGCAAAGATGAACTCGAAGCCATGACGTTGGATATGCTTGAGAAACTGGAGCGTAGTTTGGCCCCCAACTCTTATGCCGGCAGGGGTGGCGAACGGTCGAACGGCGCTTCTGAGGGTGACGGTTGGGAGCCTTACACACCACCCGCACGCTGGAATCGATAAGAAAAAGTTTTAAGACGCTCTTAAAAGGGCAGGAGAAAAAAGATGGCAGCTAGTACACCGCGTGTGATTCTTTTGGAAGTCAATGGGGCTGAACGCCCCGTGTTTGACGACCGTGTGGCCGCAGCGGCAATTGTGCCTGGTGACTTGATCGAAGTCACTGCGGCCAACAAAGTGACGGCCCTGGCCGGTGCAACCAAGATTGCTGGCAAGTTGTTTGCGGTCGAGCAGGGTTTCAGCGACAACGCCACCAATGTCTTGAATATCGACCACCCGTATGTGGCCGATGAGATGGTCAGCTACATCTACGCCCAGGGCGGCGATTTGCTGTACGCCCGCCTGGCCGCTTCCCAGGTTGTTGCAATTGGCGACGTTCTTGGGCCATCCGCAACTGCTGGTTGTTTGGCAAAGCAGACGGCGCCCGGTGACGTGACGAGCCTGGCGATTGCCGAGGAGGCTGTCACCACGACCGGCGCCATTGGTCGCGTCAAGATTCGCGTCCTGTAGTCGTCAAGAAGTCCGAGCCAAAAGAGAGAACGAAAAGGAAATATCAAAAATGAGTGAAGTTGCAGAACTGACAACCATCAATGCGGAAGGCGCTGTTGCTGGTGGCTGCCGTCCGTATCAGGTGAATAAGGCAACGGGTGACGTGCGGATTATCACCCCGCGCGGCGTGACGATGAACTCCTTGCTCAAGGAGAAGGAGTGGGCTGCGGTCGATGCTGCCGTTTTGGAAGCCGCCTTGGCCCCACTGCGTGGCGTGCTGGACCTTCAGAATGCAGGTCTTACTACGTCTCTGGGTGGCATCGGTACGCTGGTGAGCCAGTGGTACACCGGCTCCGAACTGACGGGCGCCTCGGTCAACATGACCGGTCAGGGCAAGGGTGAGCGTGACCTGCCCGATCTGAAGCAGGCTGGCGTGCCGATCCCTGTGATCTTCAAGGAATTCGTGATCGACGCCCGTACACTGGATGCATCGCGACGCATGGGCGACGGCCTCGATACCACGACTGCCCGCATGGCGGCCCGTGTTGTGGCGGAAAAGATGGAAACGATGTTGTTCAGCGGCGTCACAGCCTCACTGAATGGCACTGTCCTGTACGGCTATCGCACACATCCTGATCGCAACACGGACACCGCGTCCAACTACGGCGGTGGGGACTGGGGCACGATCACGAATATTACCGGTACGATTTCCGGGGCCATCAATGCAGCGCATCTGGACAACCACTACGGTCCGTACGTCCTGTATGTATCCGGCACGCAGTTTAACCAGGCGGCCTACAGCTTCTACGCCGATACGGGCGAAACGGCCCTGTCGCGCCTGCGTTCGATGGAAGGAATCAGTGACATCCGCATGGTCCCGCCCGGCTATTTGCCCGACGGTGAAGCCCTGTTGATCCAGATGGATCGCGAAGTTATTGATTGGGCGGAAGCACTGGGTGTCACCACGCTGGAGTGGGCATCGGGCGACGGCATGACCAGCATGTTTAAGGTAATGACCATTTGCGCGCCGCGTGTCAAATCCCGCTACGACGGCAAGAGCGGCATCGTCCACATCACCGGCGCGTAAATCACAACGTGCGGTTGGTTGTGTTGCGCTTGCGGCAAAAAAGGGGTGCGCGCATTGGGTAAGTATCGTGTGAGGCCGGGATTTCGGCATGGTGCAGGCAAGGTGTATGGACCTGGGGATATTGTTGAGATGTCCCCAGGTGAGTACGCCGGTTTTGCGGATAAACTCGTTTTGATAGAGGACGATAGTCCTCTGGAAAAACTGGAACCCGTTAACGAAACACCCATCAAGGATGCTTCTATTGAAGTGATCCCTATGCCCGTTATCGGGCCTGCCATTACCATCGATGGGGAAGACGCGGCTTCTGTTGGGGTTGCGAACGGCGGCAAGCAGGTCATTCAGGACTTAGAGATCGACAATCTGGAGGCCCTAGTGACCACCGAGGACGACTCTGAAGAACCTGCTAAAAGGCGGGGACGACCCCGCAAAGGGTAATCATGCACAGGGCTGAGATCGATCAGGTGCTGGTCAAGCGACTTGGCGGCTTGTTGGCGCAGGTCGAATTACTGGGTGAAGAAGGTGTTGAGACTCAAGATAGTCTGTCGGACGCCATAGGATGGGCGCTGCGACTCCTGGGTTACCCAACTGCTTCCGTCACCGACGTAACCGATACTGACCTTGCCGGGGTGACCACGACGCACATTGATCCCCTGATCGATCTGGCCGAACTACGCACGATGGAGACGATTAACCAGAACTTCGCCCGCGTTACATCCTGGGCAGGTCCTGTAAAAGAGGACTGGAGTTCGATGGGTGACAGGCTGCGCCGCATGATCGAGGATAAGCGCAAAGCTGTGTCCGTCATGCACGCAAAATATCTGCCTGGCCCGCTGGACGGATCGGGTAAGAAGTTGACAAGAATTGAAAACCTTTAAGTAGGGAGGCGCGGGTGAGTTGGGTTACGTTGGCGACCGTCCAAGGAGTGCTCTATCGCGCGGGCGATGGTGAAGCGCATGAGCCTGTGGATGTTGCGACGATCCCCTGCTTGCAGCCATACCAGGACCATGAGGGTCGAGAAACGGGTCTAAACAGGCGGTCGGTGCTCCCGACGCCTTTCCAGTTTTACGAAACTCTTATTCCCGGCACGCCCGACATTCTGATGGGCGACATTCTTGTAGCGTCGAGCATCCCATTTGTGGTGCGCCGTGTAGAGACATACGGACCGACGCCAAACATCAAGCAGTATACCAGGCTTGGCCTTGAGGAATCATTTCCCATGCCTGGCGTCGTCACCCGCAAAGCCGTCACGGCGGATGGGATGGGTGGCAGAACTGAAACATGGCCGAGTGTGTGGAGTGGAAACATCGTCCTGCACACAAGCTATGTCGGTGAAGATATGCTGCTGGCAATCGAGAAGAATCGCAGGGAGGCGCAAAAAGCCCCACTGCGTATAGAACTTCCGGTTGCAGCGGCTGGACTTGTGCAAGAGCTTGACCGCATCATCTGCGTGGGTTTCGGGATGCAGGTAGAGGTTATCGGCATTTTTGCGGCGGTGGATGGCAGGACCTGGGTTGTGGGGGTTGAACTTTAATGAACTTCTCAACATTCATCGTCTACAACCACTTCCCCCTGATTGTGCAGCGGCTGATACGGGTGCGTGATGACGAACTGCTGAAGGCGGCCAGGGACATTCAGCAAATTGCGCGTGGGTCGATGGAGAAGGGTAAGTCGGGGCGCAAGTATGTCTTTCTACCCAACCGCTCATCCGCCCCGGGCCAAGAGCCTGCCGTGCAATTCGATAAGCTGCACGGTGGTCTTGCGGCGGACCTGGAAAAACCAGGCACGGCTGCCGTGTGGAGTGAAGAAGAATACGCTCCGATGCTGGAATTCGGCACAGGGCGCATGGCGCCAAGACCGTTTCTGGTACTTGCTGCATACAGGGGGACAGGCAAGCTGGTTGTGGCCCTGTCAAAGCTGGAACCGAAACTGAGATGACGACGGAACTGGGTGTGGTCAATACATGGTTGACAACCATTTTAAGCGGGGATGCAACCCTTATGGGTCTCGCCCCTGGTGGTGTGTTTTCCGATACTGCACCTGATGACACGCTGCAACCCTATGTACTGTTTCAGTACATAGGCGGAAATGATGTGAAGGGCAATGGCCCGCACAGATACATGACGGATGCGACATACATCGTGCGTGGCGTGCATGAATCGAAGTCGGCGGCGGTTATTGACCAGGTTGCGGCGCGTATCGATGTTTTGCTGGACGGACAAAGAGGCACGGCGGCGGGCGGGATTATCCAAGGATGCACCCGCTTGCGTCCATACGTATTCATGGACACCTATCAGGGAAACGACGGTCTTGATCACCAGGAACGTCATCTTGGGGGTTTTTACAGGATTTGGGCAAGCTCTTAAAAGAGTGAGGGAAAGAAAATGGCAGATCGAGCTTCAATTTTTCAGGTAGTCCAGATTGCGAAGGAAACAACCGCTGGCACGTCTGTTGCGGCTGGCAAGCGGTTGCAGTCCATGACAATCGAGCCTGGCCCGAAGGTTGACATTAAGACCTATCGAGCGTCGGGTAGCAAGTTTTCGGCCATTGCTGCGCTTGGCAAGGAATGGACGGAGGCGACCATCGGTGGGGGTATGACCTACTCCGAAATCGTCTATCCGCTGTCGGGTGTTATCGGTACAACCACGCCCACGGGCACAACGGCCAAGACCTGGGTGTTTAGCCCTTCGACCACGGCGCCTGATACGGCGGCCACATTCACGGTTGAACAGGGGTCGAGCGACCGCGCACACAAATTCAGCTACGGGCTTTTTACGGCCCTGGGCATGAAATTCAGCCGCGACGCCTGCGAGATCGATGGGTCGATGCTTGGGTCGGCCATGACGGACGGCATCACGATGACTTCTTCGCCCACGTATGTGGAGCTTGTGCCGGTTCTACCGACGCAGGTTTCCGTCTATCTGGCGGACACGGCTGCCGGTCTCGATGCGGCTGGTCCGCTGGCACGCGCGCTGTCGGCTGAATGGAATCTATCGGATCGTTTCGGCCCCGTGTGGGTGCTGAATGGTTCGACCACATGGGCGGGCTTTGTGGAGACTGAACCCTCCTTGGAGGTCAAGCTGATGCTGGAAGCGGACGCCGAAGGTATGGCGCTGCTTTCCACCATGCGCTCAGGCGTCACGAAGTTTGTTCGCATCGAAGCGGAAGGTGCGACCATTGCGGGCGCCGACAAGTATCTGCTGCAAGTTGATACGGCCTGCAAGGTGACGGACGTTGACCCCTTCTCCGATGAGGATGGTGTGTTTGCCATCGGCTGGAGCATGAAGGCGTTCCACGACGCGACCTGGAATAAGGCCACGTCGATCAAGGTTGTCAATACGGTCGCCTCCGTGTAGGTTCAGGGGCGCTATAAAAAGAATAGTGAACAGGTAAAAGTAATGCCGATCAAGTTTTCAGATTTGTCGAAAGAAGTGCGCAGCACAAGCATCGATGTGGATGGGGAACCGCTGGCGATTGTGTATCGCCCCAAGGCTATGTCGGCCAAGGCGCAGATTCTTGGCGGCCGCCTGATCAAGTTGGCGGAAGATTCCAAGAACAAGGTTCCGGTTGACGCCAAGGAAGTATTTCAGGCCATCGATGACCTGGTAGGCGTGCTGAAGGACCTGCTGGTCTCATGGGACCTGGTTGGTGAGGACGGCGAACGTATTCCGGTGACACGCGAGTGGATCGAGCGTCTGCCCATGGAAATGCTGGCCGACATTTTCCGCGCCGTGAGTGAAGGCCAGGGCCCAAACGCGACGAGCGCCGAAGCCTAACAAGGTTCTTGGCGCTGGACGGCAAGGTAGGAAGCGTACCGGACTGGTACATGCTGATCAGGGCAGCGCGCTATTTGAATGTTGCGCCCTGGGACCTCATGGAACAGCCGTCGATCTGGATGTACTGGGCACTCCAGGCTGAATCCGCAGAGGACGAAGCGCAGGGCATCAAGGCCAAACATAATAGGAAGTAGGGGGTGCACTACTCATGGCTATTGAAGCTGCCAGTCTGCTGATTCGCGTCGGTGCGGACACAAAGGCGGCTGAGAGGGACCTGAACAAGCTTAGCTCCAGGCTTGGCAGCTTTTTCGGCGGCCTGTCCAGTGGGGCGAGTGGGGCAGGTAATTCCCTCTCCCGTGTATTTGAAACTGCTGGTGGTTTCTTGCTTGCCAATGGCATTCAGGCCGCCACCAGCGCCCTTTTGGGCTTAGGGATGGAGGCGTTGAACACCTACGCCTACACCGAACGCCTGCGCTTCTCCCTCCAGGCGATGGCGGGCCGCGAGCTTGTTCGATCAGGCGTTGCCGTCGATATGGCGCAGGGTTTTGATATGGCGGCGGATCGTGCGGCCCACCTTGCCAAGTGGGTCGAGGACCTCGCCCTTCTCTCCCCATTCACGGTCAGTGATGTGGCGGATTCCTTTCGCCTTGCCCAAGCTTATGGCTTTACGGGTGACGCAGCGCAGCGCCTGACAACCGTTATGGCCGACTTCACGGCTGGCACGGGGCAGACAGGCTATGTCATGCATCGTGCGGCCCTGGCCCTGGGGCAGATGCAGCAACGCGGCAAAGTAGCATCCCAGGAGTTGAACCAGCTATCTGAAGCCGGTATCGGCGCACGTCAGATTCTGGCCGACGCATTCGGTAAGACGACCGCCGAAATTACCAAGATGGTGGAGAGTGGGCTTGTGCCCGCCAACGTCGCCATTGAAGCCATCCTGCGC